TTTTTTTTTTGAAGTAAAAAACCTTCGCGATATGGCGACGTGCGGCATATGCGCGCGGTTCGGGTCTAGCGGGCCCAGCACCCGACGGGGGGGTGCTTGACTATGGTTTCTCAGATAGTCTGGGTTTTACACTCTCGTGCCGAAGCTAACGTGACATCTGTGCGCCCGCGACGCGACAGGTTAGGTTCGTTTGAATTTTTCGAACTTGTGGTGCTCCTACAAGTATGCCGAAAGTAAAGTCATCTCCGGCTCCTCTTGAGACGGTGATGGGTGTGTCTTGGTCTTCCCGGCGAGATCCGATGATAAGAGGCACATACTCGTTGAGTGGTGCCTTGGATCGGGTCCCGGTGGCCTGATTTGTGGGTGCTCCCAGTACGCGCCAAGGGAAGCGCGACGCCTGGGGAACGTCCACCGTGACCATCCTGTTGTTGCGGTCCAGACGAAGCCAAGGCTCGCCATTCTCACGAAGGACGAGGGACCTGATGGCATGGCGACCTGGATCTCGACCGGTGATGAGACCGGGGGACCGTTGGATTTCGATCTCCGCGGCGGGTTGGGCAGTGGAGATGGTAAAGCGCTGACTGCCCCGATACCCGGCATAGAGTCCTGCAACGTACGAAAGCAGCGGGAGCACTGCAACCTGGCTTAGGTTGGTGTCCACGGCGTAGGTGTCGAAGTAGGCAGGATTGATGACCATGCTCTTCCCTTCGCCCACGTCCGCTACGGCGCATCTACCTTCTCGCTTGATGATTTGTCGGAGGGAGAGGATGCGTTCACCTGCGATCTGAGCCGCCACGTCGCTAGAGTTCTTCTTAGTGACCTGGAACAGTGGGGGGGCTTGTTCTCTGTCTCGCCCTGCGAGGGCGACAGAGGGACCAGATGGTTCTCCAGTGTAGAACGCAGAGGTTTGGGCCTCTCCTGATTGGGCTACGATTGGCGGGGGGGTAGGATCGGTTGGGACTGGATAGACGTAGGTGTCCGTTGTGTCACCCGATGCTTGCGGGAACACAGGAATGTAGGCATTGCAGTCCGGCTGGTGAAGCTCAAAGTCATCGCCGGCCGCCACCCAGAGTAGAATCTTAACCTCTGGGCTCACAGTCTCAGGAGCGACCAAAGGGCCCACCACCGAGACAGCGATATGTCCATTAAGGATGTTCACGAGCATTTCAGACGCTCTCTCGGATGTCATATTCTCATTTATCTCAGCCTGTTCGGTGGCATACCAGTAACTGAGAGGCCCATCGTCTAGATGGACCGACGTGACAGGGTTCTGCGAAAGATACGGGATGCTCATCTCAACCTCATTGCGTTCCGACAAGTCCCAGAGGACACTCCAGGTGTTCATGAGGCGTCCAAAGGATTGCGTGCCGATGGGCTCGAAGGCTGCATTGACAGGAGTATAACTGAGGAGTATGCGCCCAGCGTGGAAGTTGGTGCTAACGAGGGAGAATCTGTATTTCAGTGTGCCAGACCAGAAGCGGAACATCGAGGAGACGTATGCTAACTGTGTTGGCTGGAACAAGTTGAAATTGCCGTCGCCCCCTTGACGGTCGGCGCACAAGCCCGGCATTACCGGGATGTATCCAATTATTCCTTCTGGTGTAGATGTAGAAATTGGGAGCGACGTGACATAATTGTATTTTGAGACAACATAGGGTATATGCATTTCGTCGTTCATGGTGCCGAAAAGGCCCTTCAAGGCAGGGAACTTGTTGTCCTCCGCCGAGGCGAGGCGGACCGCCGGGGCGGTACCGTCCATGTGGCCGAGGTGGACACCCGCGTAGTTAATTACCGGGGTCACTGCCTTGTATGATGATGGCTTGTTGAACCCAAAGAATCGAGCAGCGCCGGCCACCCAATCAGAGATCCAGGCGACGTGGTAAGTCACTTGGGACACGAGAGGAATGAAGGGACCAAGCATTTTGTCAAGTCCTCGGGCGACCATGGCGATACCGGACACCGGGCCCGAGATCACGCCTTCAGTGCGGGCTTGATGCTCCTCGGAGTCAGGGTTCGCCTCTTGGGCCATTTCTCCCGCCTGGGCGAGAATATTGTTTGAGGGGTCTGGGGGTTGTGTACCAGGTGGAATTGTATTCTCTGAGGCTGTATCCATAGGGGAATCAGTAGGTAAGGAGAGCTCCACGTTTGATAGGTAGAATGAGGGAGTGATACTCACTACATGCGAAGACACTGAGCCCCGTAGTGGGGAGAGAACGACGAGGCGAAAGATGCCCATGTCGTACCACCCCGCTCCTGTGTTCCAATGGGAATAGGGGGCATTCATGTCCACTGTCAATTCCATAGGACGATTATTATTTGGGTCAATTTCGACGTGCGGGAGCCCACTGTAGTAGGTGAGCCCCGTGGACAGCCTACCTCCACGCATATTGATTAAGGGGTCAAATACCAGGAGAAGTCTGCCCTGCAAGAACTGATAGGCGTTCAGGGCAATGCGCAGCGTCACTGATGCTTTAAGAAACTGAAATTGTTGGATCTTGAATTTGTGAGGGTTCGTGGCTGTCTGGAGAGTGTCGAAGATGAAATCCGGCACTTCCCACTGCGTGATAATCGACCCTTCAGCCTGCGTTTGATTCCACTCGAGAGAGGGAAGGGGCAACGGACGGGAGAGAAATGACTCTAGGGTGTGGATCTTGTCTTCGAGGGCAAAACTCTTCAGAGATTGCTCGAGGCGATCAGTTCCTTGACGCATGGGAACTTGGTCCACGAAGGTGGTGAGACCGACGCGTGTGTCACCCGAGATCTCTGGGACCTCAGGGACTGTAGCGAGAGTGTCGCCTTCCTTGGTGGTTGTGTTAGTGACGTTTCCCGAAACCCGCGCTTCTGGCAGGATGTCGTTCGTTCGTCGGGATAATGCTTGCTCGGCGGTATTGTAGTTTTCGCCGATGAGTGAGCCGTGTCCGATAAAACCTGCGGGAGGCCTCCAGGACTGGGCTACGATGGGGAGGTCCGCTTCCGATTGCGGACCGCAGTTCCTTGAACTGCTTACATATTGTTGTTTTTCGTTTCGGGCTGGTTAGTTACTAGCAGCGACAATGCCACTGTCGCTCCTAGGGACCTGTTCAGGCGCCTGGGCGCATCGGAAGGTCCTATGCCGTGTGAACCAGTAAGGTGAGAACTGGTTGTACTCTAATTTCAGACCCGTCCAATACTTGCACACCAGTTCTGGTAGTGAAGAGTAGATGGGACGGATGTTGACTAGGTTAGCATGGTGCTTGATGGTTTGGGTATCCTCGATAGCTTCGCCTTGGTGGAGTTCAAGTTCTTCAAGTGCAGACTCAATAGTTCGGGCGTAGTCTTGGATGCACACTCCTCTCCGGGTCCATTGAACGGAAGATCTGATGGAGTCGATCTCAAGGGGAGCGAGCCAAATGCCTGGGTGACCTTTAAGTTGGACGAAGGTTCGTTTCAGGAAGGAGATGCCGGAGATAGGTTTGTATCCGGTAATTTCGGCTTTGTCGGCACTGGTGTATGTCATGCCAATAGACTTTCCGTAGGCTTCGATGGCCTTTGGAGTCACTAACGCAGCCACACGGTCCGTTACGCTGACGATGTTGTCGTCGCCGTGAGTGACCATGTACACCTCCTCGGCTATCTCCCGGTCCGATAGTGCAGTCTGAAAGGATCGCACAAGGACCACAAGGTTCGCCACCGAGTCGATTTGGTTCGTTCCATAGCAGCCAGAAGGTAAACCTCCGGGCCACTGGACTATTACGTCGTCGATCCAGTGGTGGGACTCGGCAATGGAGTCAAAGATGGCTTTTCTCACATTGAGGTCCTCCTCTTTCCACTCGGGGTCAAAGGTCTTGTACCACTCTTCGGCATACCATCCGACCTCCCTGAGGAGGGTGGCGGGCAGCGAGGCGTCAAATGAGCTCCAATCACCGTCGAACATATTCTGACCTTTTTCCATTAAGGTAGAGGCAAGCATTGACCATTCAGGGCTGGCAGGGTTGATACCGGCCGTGGTTCCGTTTGAAATGCGGTGTTCGTTAAGAGAGCTGATCCACGCGCCGAGATACTGACGGCACACCACGACAAAGTCAACGGGAGCAGCGCTAAAAGCGCGGGTCTTGATGTTGTCGGGGTCTGAGACTCTGCATCGCTTGAGGGGACGTGTTTCGTCTTTCAGGTTGTCCGCAAAAACAGGTTTCTCTCCTCGAAGGAGGGAGTTTTTGCACTGTAGTGCAATATCTCGCAACTCCTGAGTAGGGACTACCTCTTCAATGTCTTCAAAAAATCGCCGTTTGGTGGAATCCGCGTATTGTTTGCAGAAGGGGTATCCAGAGGACGTTCCTCGGTCCATAGAGGCCAACTCGCGCCAATTTCCTACCGCTGTATCTACATCCAGTACACGGGCTTCGCTTTTCCTGTGGATTAGGCGCTGCACGATCTGACGAGCGGGCACCCACTCAGTGGGAGCAACGTCCTTAGACAGATTGTAATTGCCTAGAGCTTTAGCTAGTGGGTCAACTCCTGCGACAGGTCTAAGGATGGCGCGCCCCTTTGTAATAGGAAACGCTTCATGCAATAGAGCGGGCTTAATCTTCGATCGCCCGTTGGAGAAGTTGTTGTACTTAGCGGTGGCTACTACTGGGAAGGGCAACCCACGTGGGGCCTCCCCGGACTGTGCGGCGGTTTCTGACAAGAGTTCTGCGATCGATTCGATGATATCTTCCTTTGATATAAGGCGACCATACCCGCGAACTGGGCTTGCTGCGACATGGAAGCCCAACAACTTCGAGTTGAAGGACTCACCGTGACCTATAATGGCCCCACTGTCGCCAGGCTTCGTTCCAGCCCGGTACGTCATATGAGACGCCAGAGCATACTTCGTGCCCTTGGCATCGTACTGGATGGGAGTGGTGCCTATTTCAGCGTCTACTATTCGCACCACGTCGGTAAAGATGTGGGCCGAGAAATTTGAGAAGTTCAAGTCTTTTTCTGATAGGAAACGATTAGTTATCTTCTTGAATCTGGGAAAGGTCGTAGGGAGCTTTACAAATGTAAGGTCGTCGTCAGCGTGTAATCCTTCGAGCTCTTCTTCCGGGACAATACCGTCGGGCAAAGGGAGCCCCCCGCACGCAGCTAGACACGTAGCCCAGACGTGGGTTGGCAAAAGAGCAATCTGATCTTGGACTCCAGTTAGCCACCCTAGAGTGGCATTGCCATAAGCGAGTCTTAAGCAATTGGAGCTGAGTGCTTTTCCTAAGTCCACAGTTTCGGCGCAGGGGCCGGACTGGGATTTCGCATTCTTCCGGTGGAATCGCCCTCGTTGGATGGCAGGGTATCGCACCCCGTCGTTCGTGCTGGAGTTTGCCAAGGGCAGCACTACGGCAAGCGCAGCGTTCAGAGTCTTCGCTAGCAGGGACACGCCCCGAGCCACTAAATAAACAGAGGTAAAGGCGAGCCCGACTTTCACGGTCCTTTTGATGCACTTTTTCCACCACGACGCCGACGGGAGGATAGTTTCCAGTTGACGGTGGATGCTGTTGCGGATATAGGCTGCGAACCCTTCAAGAGGCTCCAAAGCCTCCAACACCCGGCTCATCATAGAGTCGGAGAACTGGGAGACATGGGCCCCCCGTGAGGCAAAGAAGAACCAGTCTTCATCCTTGATGGAGTCATACAAAATTAGCTCTTTCTTTCCCCACCAGTGGTTGCGGGTTTCGTATGCTATCTTATATTTGTCACAGTATTTTCTGACGTCTTCTGAATCGGGAACATGGACGCGCCCGAGGTCTTCTTCGGGAGAAGAGAAGTCAGACGAGAGTTCACCACTCTGGGCGTTGAACATTTCCTCAATCTGCTTCTTGCGCGTCGCGGAACAATCTGTTCGCTGGTCACGGGCCGAGCGTAAGCGTTCGACCAATCCGTCGAAGTCGATAGTGTATGTCTCCTTCCGGGCGTTCTCAGTAGCTGTTTCGTCACGTTCAGAGACTTTAAAGGTATAGACGGACAAGTCGATCTCCCCGGAGGCAACAGTAGCTTCAGAAATTGGTCGTCTAGTCACTTCGCAGTCGAACTCAATACGCCGCAGCACGGCTTCCTTGTGATTTACCGAGCAAATGGCAGGCGACTGCTTGTTTGATGAAAGGACTATCATCTGGCTGTTGAAGAACGTGTTTGCCTTGTTCTCTACTTCCGCCATGTTCAGATTCCAAGGAGCGCTATTACACGCTCGGATGAGTTCAAAATAGTCAGGGTTGGGGTTTCCAGGGGAATCTACTTGTTGCCCCCAATCGTCATAGATGGTAATAGCTTGACCATGGTATCCAGACCAATAAGGGGATCCCGGATTCCGCGTGTATATTTGCGATTCCAGGGTCTCTTGAGGGCCTAGTTTCAACTTCCCACGCATCACGGCGGCGACCAGCAGGGGGGTCAAGGAGGATTTTCCCACACTCGATCCACCCCAAAGTCTTACGACAAGGGGGGGGGGGCGGGTGCCTCCTTTTCCGAAGCCAGATCGCTCTACGTCCTTGACCCAGGACCGCACCTTGGCCGCGGCGGTATCAAACGCCGCAGTGGTGACACTGGATAGACGGGCCTTAGTGACGCGGGATTGGATCTCGATCATTTGTTTTTCCATCATGAGAATCTTATCACAGACCACTTTGTTGTGGCCGATTTCGGTGACGGCGCCAGAAGAGCCGAAAGCTCGGACATCTTCGATGAATTGAACCGAGGAAGCATCAATCTTGATGAGCTCTTCGGAAATCCAAGGGCTGCCAGTGGCTAGTTCATAGACGCGGGGCAAAATGGAGTCCACGAAGGGCCCCGTTAGCGCAGAGACGGTCAAGACATCGCGCCAAGCAGGCATATTCCAATAGCCTGAGCGTGCGACCTTGCTCAGCCCCGAAGCTCCAGCGATAATGGTTGCTAGAACTACCACGATGGCGTGGAGAGCCCAGGGGCGAGGTCCCGCGGATTGTGCCACGGTCTTCTTTGAAAGCAAGTTAAATGATTCGTACACGCCTCGAGGTAGCAAGTCGATGCACGTGGTCAGCGCAGCTAAGGCGTCAACCCATGATTGGGCTCGATACACGAGGGTGAACGCCGCCATTACGCGCGCGCATGTTTTGGCCCCGCCAAAGGCAGACTCTAGGGTGAGTAGGCCTCCGGAGAACTCATGGCGTACGGTGACGGGTTTAGTAGTTAGGGCGAATGAGGCTACCGCCGTAATGGTAGCTCCGACGAGGACGCCGGCAGCGATGGCGGTGATAGAGCCTGACTCTGCCCTTTTCTCGAGAGCGTAAATAGCACAGTTGTGCTCCTTAATATGGCGCGATACTTCGAAAAGCGAAGAGAAGGTTTTCCCACACGCGCCGACGCACTCGAGGTTATGGTGTTCATCATATATCTGAGATCCGTCACTAAGGACGGCTATCAGGATGGGCTTGTCTAATTCGGAGAAGAGGTATAAGTCCCTAATAAGGGGTAGGTTAGCTGCGGAGCAGCTGTTCAGGACTAATTCATCTTCGGAGTGGTACGACATAGAGTCGCCACTGCTATAGCCCGATTCAGACATGGTGTTGGTGTTGTTGCGTTGAAGGCGAATAACTCTGGAGTAGAGGTACACACCTAGATGGTTGTAGTTGTTTGATTGTTGGTGGTTCTAGTGTTACTTCAGCTGGGCGCAAACCGGACGCGCAGGTGAGACCAATAGTGTTTTCACCGGGATCTGCTTGGCTACAGACAGCGGGATCAGGAGACTACCAGGTGTTCGACAGCTGGTTGGAGTAGACGGTCTAATCCAAGCAGGTGCTAAGCGGGGGAAGGGCCTGCATAAAGGGGAAGGAATCCGGTGCGTTGCAGCGGGTTTTCCGTATGCTTTAGTGGCAGGTGATCCGTATGCCGCGGAACAGCTGATATCTCCAGGGGAACAAAGCGTATAGGGTTGACACTAGAAC